TAATTTGCCGGCAAGCAGCCGAAGCTGGATGGACCACGCCGGGCATCACTTTCTAAATTTTTCCAGGAGGCACTTGATCCAAGTCTGAAACAAAATTTCATCCAAAGCACGCAGCAATATTATAAGGATCAAAACGCACCGATTGAACAAAGACCGAGTCGGGCGGCGATGGATGTTCCAGGGTTAGAAACACAATCCCAGGCTGCACTGCAGTTATGAAAGTCTCAGCACTTATTATTCTATGGTTATGGGCTGCTCCAGTATCTGCAGACAAACTGGAGGCAAGGGAACACCAGGACCGATATGACCAGAGTCACGGATATTCTCGTGTGCCACAGCATCAGGACCACAAAGATCCTACTGAACAGGTTCTTGAGGTTCTTTTAAACCAAGGGATCTCTGGGGTTGGACTTATTTTTTTAAGCTGGTTCATCTGGAAAACAAATGGTCAGGCACGGGCGGATCGGCGTGAGCTGGAAGGGCGGCTACTGGATGTGATCAAGGAAAGTAACAAGACCCTGGTGGAGCATGGCGTGGAACTTCAGAACATCAGCAGGGAACTTGAGCGGATTAGATTATGACTGCAAAGATATACGCCCGGTTGATTTTAACCCTGTGTTTGATGGGAATTTTTTTCACCAACCTAGTGTTGATTTTTTTAGTGGAGATCGCAGACACCATGCAGACAATCAGCAGTGTAATAGTGGGTGCTTCAGCAGCTCAGTTGAGCCAATGCGTCGGGTATTGGTTTGACTCAACGGAAGCCAATGACAGTAACGGAAAAACGTAATGCCTAAATTTGTAGCCACCATCCTCCAGAAACTGACCAGCGAAAAATTTGTCATTCAAATCACCCTGCTCCTCCTCAATACCCTGGTTCAATCCACCACAAATAAATTGGATGACCAGGCTTTCGATCTGGTGCGGAAAGCTTTGGAAGAATGACACCGCGCTGACACGACGAAAATTTTTAATTTATCCCATAGGAATTATTGCCATGGCCAAAATGATATCTCCGCATTTTTCATACAATGAAATGGTTTGCCGATGTGGCGAATGTAACCGCGCCGACATGGACCCGGACTTTATGAAGCTCTTAGAAGAGATCCGGAAAGCATACGGGAAGCCCATGGTCATCAGCTCGGCCTTCCGATGTGATGTTCATAATGCAGATGTCAGCACGGTTAAGAATGGACCGCATACTTTTGCGAATAACGGAAGTCGAGCAGCTGATGTTTTGGTTTCCGGATCAAGGGCGATGGAGCTGTTTACGGTGGCAAAACAAGTGGGTGCCAATGGTTTGGGCGTTTCCCAAAAGGGTCCACATAAAGATCGGTTCATTCACATCGATGGAGTGGAAAGATCCGACCAGGCAATGTGGAGTTATTGATGCCTTTTAAATCGAAAAAGCAGCGCACGTTTTTGGCGATTAATAAACCAAAGATTTATAAATCCTGGAAGAAAAAACACGGTACTAAAATAAGGAAAAAGAAATGACCGGATTGGAAATGATGATTGCAAAAGAGCTGGTGACATGGGGCGCCAAAATGTTTTTTGATGCAGTACAAAATGACAACAATAATTTGAGTGCAGACCAGGCAAAAGTGTTTTCACAAAATGCCATGGGTGAACTTTCCGAGCAGGCACAAAAAGCAATCCTGCATAACTTACCGAAGCATTTTAAATTATGATGTATCCCGGCGAACTCCCGCCGAGTAAAAAGCGCCCTGGTAAAAAGCCGGTGCGAAAATTTTAAACCTTAATTGGAGTTTAATTATGCCTAGGAAACGACAAGGATATAATGCGAGGCTTGATGAGAGACTTGGAATGACCAGGGGGAAACAAGCAGGGAAGAAGATGTCTGCGGCTGGACGGCGGAAGGTTTCAAAAGCAACGCGGAAGCCAAAAGGGACTTACGGATTTAAAAAGAAGTAAGAAAAATGGGTATTCCTTTGGGTATTCCTTTGGGTTGGGTATTCCTTGGTATGCCTGTTTTTTTATAGCTAAACCGTTGGTATCACTGCAACGAACCAGTTTTGAAGACCGGGGCGCCCACCAGTGACGCATCCACCTCCGTAAAGTAATAGCAACGGTTTGCAAGGTTAGGGTGACATCTGATTTTGCCTTGGGTATTCCTTGGGTATTCCTTTAAGTATTTTTAACCATCTTTTTAACCTCATTACACAAACCGGCAGTCTTTTTCAAAAGGTGAATAATTTCTTCTTTATCTGCGAGTCGTTGCTTTAAAGTTTCCAGCTCTTTTACTAGATCTGTATTTACTCCTAAATCCTTCTCAAAAAGAATCCAATCCGCAGAGACATTAAATTTTTTTTTAAGGTTATAGAGTGATTGGCTATCAATGGGCTGTTCACCTCTTTCGATCCTCCCCAGACTGAATCTGCTGATGCCCAATGCAGCGCAGAAATCATCTTGCTTCAGATTCTGTTCCTGGCGGATCAAGAAGATCCGCCGTCCTTGATCTTTTAATTCTTCCTTGGTTAGTTCCATTTGTCCTTCAAAAGTCAGTCAAAAGTCAGTCAAAACAAAGTCATCCAAAAAGTCTAGATGCCACCGCAGCACCGGTTCCGACATTAGCCTTTGGGATGTCCTAACTCCTCCCATGTCATGTGCGCGGAAATCCTTTCTGTACACTTATGCGCCCATACTGCATTTCCTGCTCTCCCATCCTTTGGAAATTTCTTTTTGCAAACATAACATTCTTCAATAGGTCTGTTCTTTTCTTTTTTAGTCATATCTTCCCCAGTTTTTTGCAGTGATTGATGATCTCATCAGAGGCATCCCCAATAATCTGGATGTTCTCAATTGGAATCTGACAGGCACCCAACATTAGACCTAAGTGATAGATCTCTTTTCCATCAATATCTGGATGGTTTGGGTTATTGAATACATATCTATGACATCCAATAGGCTCATAAATTTCGCCTGTTGTGATGTCCTTGACCTTCTTACCAATCAACTCTGAAACTTCTACTGGGTTATTTTTTTTCTTTCTAGCCATTTTTTTCCTTGCCTTGTTGTTGACATTCTGTAACATTCAACGCACTTCGGAAGTGCTTTTATAAGTCTTTATGTACTTTATATCAACATAACGACAAAAGGTCAAGGGCAATAGTACAGAAAATGGAAAATAATGAAAAGAAAATTTTGCAAGATCATACGTCCGCCATGCGGGATCTTCAGAATGATCTTCAGACCTTTTTTAAAATTGCCCACAAGATCCTCCCAGAGATTGAACAGACCAAAACCTTGACCCGGTTGGAAAAGGAAATGGAAGAAATGAAGAACAAGTCATGGGATCTCGACTGAAGGAACCAGAGTCAAAAATCCAATCCGCCATTATGGAGTGGGGCGCCTGGCAGCGCGGCGTTCAGATGTTCCGCATTAATGTCATCGGCGTTCCACTGAAAGACCCGGTTACCGGTGAAAGACGCGGATTCCGGAAATCATCCAATGCCGGCATGGCCGACATCCACCTCACTGTCATGGTTGAGGGCATCCCGGTATCAGCATGGTTGGAAGTCAAATCCGCCAAAGGCACCCAGAATGAAAACCAACTCGGCTTTGAGCGAATGGTCACCTCATTTGGTTCACATTACTACATTGTACGAAGCATCTATGATGTCCAAGAAGTAGTTTTCCAACTCAGATCAAATACATGGGAGAAAATAAAGAGCTGTGTTCCGTTTTAAAACCTGTGCTTTCAATGCACGATAATCTTCCAAATGAGGAATATCATGCACGGCCAGAGTTATCTGCACACAATCTGATGGATGTGGAAGTCTCACCAGCGTATGCAGATTATAAAAAGAAAAATCCCCAGGCATCGACTGACGCCATGATCCTCGGCACCCTAATCCATGAGGCAACCGAAGACCCAGAAGGGTTTCATAAGAGGTATGCCCATGGTCCGGATGTGAAACTGAACACCAAGTCCGGCAAAGAACAATGGCAGATTTTCCAGGAAGTCAGTGAAGACAAAATTCCGCTGCGCCACCACCAGTTTCTGACGGCGGAACGCTGCAGTGAAGCAGCCTGGAAACATCCAGAAGCAAAGCTATTTTTAGAAAATTCCAAAAAAGAAATCTCAGGTTTCGGCCAGGTGCTGCGGACACCAGTGAAGGCACGCCCCGATCTGGATTGTTCAGAATTCTGCAATGACCTGGTTGATATCAAATCCCGCCAGCTCGGAAAGGGTGACCGGGATGCTTGGCTAAAAGACTTTTTTAATTACAAAACATTCCTGCAGGCCGGCATCCAGGTTGAGGTGTGGCGCCAGCTCGGTTTCACCGTCCATGGATATTACTACATTCTTATTGAAACAGAACCGCCGTACCAGGTGAACGTGCTGCCGATTGATTCTGAGTGGATCGACATCGGAATCGGCATGGTGACCAGGGCGGTGCAGAAGTGGGAACGGTATTTAGAACAGGGAAGACCAGAAGGATATGCGAGGAACCAGCAGCCGATGGATGTGCCGGATTGGATGCGCCGAAAACTGGAATGGCCTTAACCCATCTGGATCTCTTCAGCGGGATCGGCGGGTTTGCACTGGCGGCCCAATGGGTTGGAGGAATTGAAACAATTGGATTCTGCGATGTTGAAGAATATGCGTGTCAAACATTAGAAAAGAATTTTCCTGGAATACCAATTTATAAAGATGTCAGAGACCTCCACCCAGATGAGTTTATTTCCAGAGATGGAAGGATCGACTTCCTCACAGCAGGACCTCCCTGTCAAGACCTTTCAGTTGCAGGAAGTCAGGCAGGAATCGAAGCAGATAGAAGTGGACTCTTTTTCCAGATTACCAGACTTTCCGATGAGATCTATGCCTATTGCGGAACTCGACCGTCACTTGTGCTGGAGAACGTATCAAACCTCCTTGCTGGAGCAGGGGGAAGTTGGGCAAGAACCGTATACGGAGAGTTGGCCTGCAGAGGGTATTGTATTGAATGGAAAGTTGTGGGGGCAAAAGATGTGGGAGCACCTCACTGGAGGAAAAGATGGTGGGCAATCGCGTATGTGGCCAACTCCAACCGCAAGGGATTGGAGGAGTGGCAAGGCCAAGACACAAGCGGAACGGGGCAGACTAGCAGGACCATCTCTTGCGGAGGTTTCTGGCGGATGCCTGAACGCAGAATGGGTGGAGTGGCTGATGGGATACCCGATTGGCTGGACGAACCTGGAGACATCCCCAGAGTGACAACCGGCCAGAAGAACAGAGTGGCCCGGTTGAAGGGTCTTGGAAATGCCGTTGTGCCCCAGGTTGCAATGATACCCCTGATGAGATTGAAGGAGATATTATCGGACTAAATCGGACTGTCTGCATTTAGTCTGCCAAGTAAGGGGCGTATTTTGGGGCGTATTTTGGGGCGTATTTTGGGGCGTAAAAAAAGCGCACATTTGTCAGATCGTTTGTTGGAGCAAACGAGCAAACGGACAAACGAGTAAACGGGTAAACGGGTAAACGAGTAAACGGATCGGTAAACAGGTTGTGTACTTTTGATTGATCTCAAACAGACGCACCAGGGATTCCTGGCTGCACTGGAAAAGTCGCAGCAATCCGTCTGCGCGGTGGCTGTTTATTTAACCCGGTTAGGTCAGACCGTCCAGATGAATGGGCTACACAAGGCACCCACTTCCGAGCAGCGGGACGCCTTCCGGGATCTTGGGGATCTTCACATTTTGAAACGGTTGGAAGTGAAGCAAAGAACCATCGATTGGACATGCCGGGATGACTATCCATTCCCGGATATTCTGGTCACAGGAAAATCATCCTTTGACCAGGGTGAAAGACCCTTGGGATTCATTATTTTAAACCGCGCCGGGACGCACGCGGCAATGATCAATTCGGACACCCGGCATCGGTGGGAAGTCCGGCGCGTCCACCATAACCGAGGAACTGAGGCGGAAACCTATGTGGCTCCGCTGGATGTACCCCGCTGGATTTGTCTGGCGGATATCTTAAATGAAATGAAAGGAACAAATGAATGAAGAGACTGCACTTGCAGCAAAGCCAAAAATGCACCTAGAAAAGGAAATGGCCCTTTTCGATTATGATTTCAGACTCTCAAAAGCATTGTCTGCATCTCAAATGACCGGAGTTTTTAAAACACCAGAGCAAGTTTTCACTGCTATACAGATGGGGCGTGGGCATGGGTGGAGTCCAATGCAGTCCCTTCATAATTTATACCCGCTGCATAACACGGTTCATCTTACTGCAATTGCAGCAATGGGTTTAGTCCTTCCCCATGCCGACAAACCTCCGACAATCAAACGTGAGTCCAAAAACGGTCAAGCATATTCCTGCACCGTCACTTATCTGCGTGATGGAGTTGAATCCAGCAGGACTTTCACACTAGATCAAGCAAAGGCCGCAGGTCTTGTTAAAGGTGGAGGAGCATGGACAGCCTATGCGGAAAACATGCTGTACTGGCGTGCCGGAATGTTTGCAGCGCGGGAAGCATTCCCCGACATCTTGGCAGGCATCTACTCCATTGAGGAAATGGCAAACAAAACAGTTGAAGAATTAAAAACTAAAGACATAACCCCAGAAGGTTCCGGCACTGACTTAGAAAAGCGCCTGGAAACAGCAGCAGAAGAAGTAAAACTAATGATGGATGAAGAGAAAAAACAGGAAGAAACTAATGGATCAGAATCCGAAGTGAAACACCTGGTGCAAGCCGCCGAGGAGATTGTCACCAAAGATGTTGAAACTAAATCTGGAACAGTGCCTTTTGAAGTAGGTGAATCACCTAAAGAAATA